GCTTAAAAATAAAGCACATCAACATAATATGGATGCAGCTCAAAGAGAGATAGATCGTAGAGATGCCGAGGGCGAGGATATGACAGGCGCTAAAATTCACCCAACCACATATGAAATAATTAAACCTAAACGCGTAAAAGAAGAAATATCTAGGACATCATTTAAGCAATTTAGAGCCTCGTTACAAGAAAAAACTCTAACGCCTTCTGAAATAAAAAAACGCGAAGAAGTAGCTAAAGCCATAGAGCGTGAAAACCCTAACATGCCAATGGGTATGAAAATGGCAATTGCTACTAAGACAGCTAAACGCGTTGCTGAAGAAGTTGATCAAGCACAAGAAGATACCCATCTCTGTGCCAAGCACGTTCGTTCGGCCTTACTTGGTGATGGGGTGGTGTTAGAAGCCCAGCATGCCGAGCCTGATGCAGAGGGAAATATTGAATGGTATCTGGTAGAATTTAAAGACGGTATTCACAAAGTGTTTACAGAAGATTTAGAAATTATGATTGCTGAGTACCATGGTAATCACAAAAAGAAGAAAATGACAAATGGCTGATATACACATTCTAAAGAAGACACGCCGCCAAGCTGCGGTAAAAGTTTCCGGTACCGGTTCTGCTACTATCGATGTACATACACTTCGGTATTCTGATCAATCAGTCACAACAGCAAACTTGGAGCTGATGCTCACCGATGCGGCTTTTACCACACTTGCTAATGGAAACGTAACAAGAAATGGTAACCTTATTCTGGTAATGCCAGCTGGAGCAGCGGATACATTTAACTTCACCTCCGATCTTGGCGTTAACTTAAATGAACAACCAAGCTCTAACGTGGTTGTTAACCTAGGTGGTTCTGAAGGGGTTGTTATTCTTCAGTTCTCTAAGGGAGCAGGTTACAATGACCCCGATAGACAAAACCAAGGACCAGGATCACTATAATGAAACTTATTAAAGAAATCTCCCAGGAATTAAAATTTCTAACCGAAGCTTCCGAATCAGGTAAGAAGGGTTTCTATATCGAAGGCATTTTTATGCAGGCCGATAAAGAAAATAAAAACGGACGAATTTATCCTCGAGCAGTAATGGAAAAAGAGCTGGAAAGATATCAGACTTTAATAAAAGAAAAAAGATCTTTAGGAGAGTTAGGACATCCTCCAAACCCTACCATTAACCTCAACAACGTCTCCCACCTTATTACTAATCTTAGATTTGAAGGTAGCGACATTGTAGGTAAAGCAAAAATTTTAGATACCCCCATGGGTAAAATAGCTCAAAACTTCATTGAAGAAGGTGTTGGGTTAGGCGTATCCTCTCGTGGGTTAGGTTCTTTAAAAGAAAAAGACGGTGTTAACGAAGTACAGGATGATTTTCATCTTGCCACTGTTGATATCGTTGCTGATCCTTCTGCCCCAGATGCATTTGTTCAGGGTATTATGGAATCAGCAGAATGGATTCTGGAAAACGGTGTTTGGAAATCAGTCCAAATTGAACAAGCCCAGAAAGCTATTAAAAAAACTTCTAAAGCCCAGCTTAATGAAACTAAACTTCAGGTTTTTGAAGCTTTTTTAAGAAACATCAAGTAATAAAAACTTATAAATAATAACGTTAAAACAATACTCTTAGGAGAAACGGATGTCAGTCGAAGCTAAAATTAAAGAGTTGCTAAACCGCGCAGGTTCCAAGCAACTGACTGAAGAATCTACAGAGACTGTTGCTGAGGGCGAGATAGTCGCTGCTGCTCAAAAAGCTGCAGCTGCAACCAAGAAGGATACTTCTAAGGCTGCACAAGCTTCTACTGCTGGTGATACCACCCAGCCCAAGCAAGGCTCTTCTGAGGTTCCTGCAGTCGCATCTCACGATGAAGACGATGCAAACCTAGGTACTCAAGCCGCCAGTAGTATTTCTGGTAAAGCAGGGCTACCTGACTCTAAAGGTGATGCAAAGTCTGTTAAGACTTCTGCTATGGAAGAGACAGATACCGAGGAAGAAGAGACTATTGCGGAAGAGACAGCTGAGGAGCAGGTTGATATTTCTGCCCAGCTTAATGTCATCTTTGGTGAAGAGCTCTCCGAAGAATTCAAAACAAAAGCTACTTCTATTTTTGAAGCTGCTGTTATTGCTCGTGTTAATAACGAGATGGAAAAAGTTACAGCTAAATTAGAAGAGCAAACTGCCACTCAACTAGATGAGTACAAAGACACTTTAGTTGAAAAAGTTGACAACTACCTTAATTACGTAGTTGGTCAGTGGATGGAAGAGAACCAACTAGCTGTTGAGAACGGTCTCAGAACTGAAATTGCTGAAGACTTTATCTCAGGCCTAAAATCTCTCTTCAAAGAGCATTACATTGAAGTACCTGAAGAGAAGTATAATGTTCTCGATGAAATGCAGTCCAAAACATCTGAACTAGAAACCAAACTGAATGAGACCATTAAGGACAATGTCGAGCTTGCTAAAGAATTGGCTTCGTTAAAAGCAGCCAAGGTATTTGAAGAGCAGACTAAGGACTTAGCAATAACTGAGGCTGAAAAGCTTAAGAAACTCATTGAAGGTGTCGATTTTGAAAATGAAGACCTGTATCGTGAGAAAGTAGCTGTAATTAAGGAAAATTATTTTCCTAAAGCAACAGCCAAATCACCCGAGCAAGTTTTAGTTGAAGAGAGCGGCCAACAGCCTGCTTTCGAAGAAGGCACAATGTCCCGATACGTTCAGGCGCTTTCTAGACAAATTAAAGCACGTTAATTAATAAATAAAATACGTTTAACAAAGGAGAAGGTAATGTACCTATCAGAACAACTGCAGGAAAAGTGGGGAGCAGTATTGAACCACGATGAACTTCCTGAAATTAAAGACACTTATAAAAGAGCAGTTACAGCTGTTCTTCTGGAGAACCAAGAAAAGGCCCTCCGCGAAGACCGCCGTATGCTGACGGAGTTAGCTCCCGCTAACAACTCTGCTGAGACAGCTGGCATTGACCGCTATGATCCAATTCTTATTGGTCTAGTTCGCCGTGCTATGCCCAACTTAATGGCCTATGACATTTGTGGTGTCCAGCCTATGACTGGTCCTACCGGTTTAATTTTTGCAATGCGTTCGGCCTATGGCAACGTTCGCACTGACTCTGGCATTACTGAAGCCCTGTACAATGAAGCCGATACCGACTTCTCTTCGTCTGGCTTTGACGCCGCTTATGCTGGTACCCCCAAGAACGGTACACACGCTGGTTCTAACCCTGTCGATGGTGCTTACACCACCGGTAAGGGTATGACTACAGCCGAAGGTGAAGCTCTTGGCGATGGCGCAAACAACGCTTTTGGCTCGATGGCCTTTGCAATCGACAAAACCACTGTTACAGCTCGTTCACGTGCTCTGAAAGCTGAGTACACTCTTGAACTTGCTCAAGACCTGAAAGCTGTCCACGGTCTGGATGCTGAGTCCGAGCTCTCGAACATCCTTTCGCAAGAAATTATGTTTGAAATTAACCGTGAAGTCGTTCGTACGATTTACACCGTTGCTAAGGCTGGCTCGCCCGCTACCGCAACCGCCGGTACGTTTAACCTCGACGTTGATTCCAACGGCCGTTGGTCAGTTGAGCGCTTTAAGGGTCTGCTCTTTAACATCGAGCGTGATGCTAACCACATTGGTCAAGATACACGGCGTGGTAAGGGTAACTTCATCGTCTGTTCCGCTGACGTTGCTTCTGCATTAGCAATGGCCGGTGTTCTGGACTATACTCCTGCCCTTTCTACCAACCTGAACGTTGATGACACTGGCAACACGTTTGCTGGCGTTCTCAATGGCCGTTTCCGCGTTTATGTCGATCCGTATTCGGCCAACCTGGGCGCAGCTAGCCAGTTCTATGTTGTTGGCTACAAGGGTACATCGCCCTATGACGCAGGTATTTTCTACTGCCCGTACGTTCCGCTCCAAATGGTTCGCGCAGTTGATCCTAACAGCTTCCAGCCCAAGATCGGCTTTAAGACTCGTTACGGTATGATTGCCAACCCGTATGTTACAACCAACGCCAACAGCGCTGCTGCTGATGCCGATACCTTTACGGCAAACCGCAACCAGTACTATCGTCGTTCTAAGGTTGTTAACCTTATGTAATTAAACCGACGTAGATCGGTACTTAGAGAGGGGGCGAAAGCTCCCTCTTTTTTTGTTATAAATATTGTAAAAAGGGTATTTGATGGCTTATACAGCAAACATATCTTCACAAGTAAGTAACAATATTAAAAACAATCTAGTTTTTGATTATCTTAAACCCAATGCGTTTAAGTTCTCAATTAAAGATTTACCTTATGTTGCTTATACATGTCAGTCGGCCAACCTTCCTTCTGTCAATATTGGTTTTGCCCAGCAACCAACACCTTTTGTAGATATTCCAAAAATAGGTGATAAATTACTTTATGGTGACTTTACTATTCGGTTTTTAATTGCTGAAGATATGCGTAATTATCGTGAGCTTTTTAACTGGATAGTTGCACTCGGCTTTCCAAACAGTTATAATGAATATAATAATTTTGAAATAGATAGGTTAAATCGGTTTCCTTTCGTTAAAAACCTAAGAGGTGAGGCCGAAGTTGTAGCATATTCAGACGCCACTCTTACTATTCTTAATTCATCAAATATACCAAAAATTAATATTAATTTTAAAGATTTATTTCCAACCTCTATTGAAGCTTTAGATTTTGACATTACTTCTTCTTCAATCGAATATTTTGTAGGAATTGCATCCTTTAAGTATAGAACTTTTGATATACAGACATTATAATATATCTTAATATTTTTTAATAATTTTTTCTTTGGAGTGAATATGGCCCAGCAGCAAATTCAATTAAACTTAGACGAAGTCCGAAAATGTAAATTCTTTGTAGCTACTCCCTGTTACGGTGGTCAATTAACTGAACCTTACTTCAGGTCAGTAATTAAACTTATGACCTTTTTTAACGGGCATAAGATACCCCTTGCATTTGGTACAATTGCAAATGAATCGTTGGTAACGCGTGCTCGAAACGTTCTTCTAGCTTATTTTCTTAATTCAGATTATACTCACTTACTTTTTATTGACGCGGATATTGAATTTCAGGTTGATGATGTTCTAAAGCTCTGGTATCATAACAAAGATGTTGCTGTAGGGGCTTATCCTAAAAAAGGACTTAACTGGACGACAATTAAAGAAGCTCTTAAACAGGATACAGAAGATAAACTAGATGTTACTAAGATCCCACCCTACGGTGCAGATTACGCAATTAACTTTAAGTTTATTAGTAGAGAGGATAAGACAATTGCTATTGAAAACGGGTTGATTAAACTTCACGACGCCGGTACTGGATTTATGATGATCAAGCGCTCGACTATTGATAAGATGATCAAAGCGTATCCAGACCTCAAGTACAAAAACGATGTTAATATGTCTATTGATCTTAAAGATCAGTTTTACGCATTCTTTGACACAATGATTGATCCAATTGATCGCCGTTATCTTTCTGAGGATTACACCTTTTGTCGTCGGTGGCAGGAGATTGGGGGAGATATTTGGCTTGACCCTTCCATTTCTCTTAATCATTATGGATCGTATTGCTTCCAGGGTAATCCTAAAGCAATTATTGATTTAGAGAGCGCTTACCCACCGCCCCAGCAACAGCAACAACACCAAGTAATAGATGTGGATGTAGAAAAGCTGTAACATGAAGCTTGCTGATCTTCACCAGTCTTGGGAAGAGGATTCTCGTATTGATGAAACTAATCTAGGTAGAGAGTCAACCAGAGTACCTCTTCTTCATTCAAAATATCTATCCTATCTAGGTAGAGTAAAACTTCTGCAAAGGAAAGCAGAATCAGATTACTTTAACGTCCGTCGATTAAAGTATAGGTACTATAGAGGTGAGATGTCCCAGGCCGAGCTTGACGAGGCAGGATGGGAACAGTTCCAGGGTAATAAGCCTTTAAAAAATGAAATGGATGAATTTTTGCAATGCGATAAAGATTTAATAGAGTTGCAAGATAAGGTAGAATATTTTAGAACAGTTATCTTTACCTTAGAGCAAATACTCCGCTCCATAAACTCAAGAACCTGGGATATAAAAACCGCCGTAGAATGGACAAAGTTTACTAACGGTATGATGTAATGGCCGATATAGCAATTAAAAAGAAAAATGAAGTCTATCTACAAGTACAATGTGAGCCAAGTATTGCACAGGAGCTTTCAGATCATTTTTCTTTTGATGTACCTGGTGCTAAGTTTCACCCGCTGTATAGAAATAAACTCTGGGATGGTAAGGTAAAACTTTTTTCTGTATTTACAAAAGAACTATATGTTGGACTTTTAAATTATCTAGAACATTTCTGTGAAGTAAATAACTATACAATAGATTATGAACAATACCATCAAAAATGTGATTCAGTTACCCCAGAGATTGTCAAACAGTTCGTCGACGAACTCAACCTATCACTTCCCAACGGCGAATCCATTAGAGATTATCAGCTCGATGCAGTCTACAAAGCAATTAGCGAAGGAAGAACTCTTCTACTGTCCCCTACTGGGTCAGGAAAGTCACTTATCATTTACTGCTTACTTCGTTGGAATGAAAAGTTCGGAAGAAAACAGCTTATCCTGGTACCAACTACCTCGCTCGTTGAGCAAATGTATTCTGACTTCCAATCATATTCATTAAACAATGGCTGGAAAGCCTCGTATAATTGTTCAAGAATATATTCCGGTCATGCCAAAGATAATTTACTTTCAATTGTAATATCTACTTGGCAATCAATTTATGAATTACCAAAAAAATTTTTTGAGCCGTTTCAATGTATATACGGGGATGAGGCGCATTTGTTTAAAGCTAAATCCCTTACAAGTATAATGCATAAAATGGTAACTGCCCCCTACAGAGTAGGTACCACAGGTACTTTAGATGGAACTAAAACGCATAAACTTGTACTTGAAGGATTGTTTGGACCGGTTTATAAAGTTACTACCACTAGGGAGCTGATGGATAAAGACCAGCTAGCAGAACTAAAAATAATTTGCATAATACTTTCCTACCC